TTTGAGGTTTAGGTAGTTAAGTTGATCTGAATTTTTAGATCAACTTGCTAAATTTTTTAAGAAAGGATTTTAAGTTTTTGAGGCGGTAAATTTGGGGTACTTTTTTTTAGAAAGTTGATCCAAAATTGTTCCTTGCCTTATTCGGATCATCTACGCAACTTTCAACAATGGCATATTTACGCTCTACCAAACGCAAATTCATGGCTAAGATTTGTGAAGCGCTGACATGCTCTATGCTCTCATCTGCACTTATTTTAATTTCAGAGTATTACTTTAAGTGGCCTCTGGAGTTAGGTGTTGCAATTGGTACATTCGTAGGCTTCTTGGGCAGTGACTATATCTCTTTAAAGATTAAACAAGTTATTAACTTGAAAGTTGAGGGTAAATCAGATGATGAAAGTAAGTAGTCATGGTATTGCTCTTATAATGAATTTTGAAGGTTTAAGAACTGCTGCATATAAGCCTGTATCAAGCGAAAAAGGATGGACTATTGGCTATGGTCACCATGGCCCTGATGTTAATGAGCACAGTATTTGTACAGAACTTGAAGCTGAGCGTCTTTTAAAGTTAGATCTTGAAAAGGTAGAACGTCAGATTACAGCAGCATTGAATGCCGATGAAATTGAAGTTACTCAAGGCATGTTTGATGCTCTCTGCAGTTTACTCTTTAATCTGTCAGGAAAACGTACTAAAGATGGTCGTCAGTTAACACCAATTCAAACTTTAATCAGCTATAAACTTTGGGCTAAGATGAAAAAAGGCGATAAGTACGGTGCATCACTTGAGTTTTTAGATATTAACAAAGCAGGCGGTGTAGTTCTGCCTGGATTAACAAAGAGAAGACAGGCTGAACAAAAGCTTTTTCTTTCTTAAAAGGTTCCACGTGTTCAGGTGCTTTAAACAACATGTTTCAGGTATTTGTCACTCCCACTTCTTTGCTGTCAGAAGTAAAACAGACAGCTCACACTTATGAGTGGTTTACTAGTTTTTATTTAACGGTTCCACTAGTAGATTGCTCATAAGTGTGAAGCTAACGTTATCTTTAATTGATATGTAACAATTCATTAGTCTAATAATGAATATTAAGGTGTTTGCTTCACACCTTAATTGTCCAATAGCTCAACAGGTCAGAGTATGCCTATTTATTATGTTAAATTTTAAATACACAATTCTTACTGCTTTTATTTTATTGTTTATTGCTGGAGCTTGCTTTGGAGTCACCATCACAGCCAAGCATTACAGAGCCGAAATTGCTCAAATGCAGACTGAAGCTATAAAAGCAGAACACGAAGCTACAGTTAAGCAGCTTAATATAGAACATGAATGGCAAGCTAAGCAGGAACAGGCTGACAAAGAGGCTACAGATGAGATTAACAAGATTAAAGACAAGTATAATGCTGCTATGTCTAAGTTGCATGCTAACAGCTTGCACACAGACAGTGGCAGTTCCGGTGAAACAGCACTGTCCACAAATACCAGCTCTGCCAGAGAAACTAAAGCAACCTGTGAATGTGGACAGCTTAGACAAGACAGAAGAACTCTTGCAGAGTATGCACTTAAGCTCTCAGCTAAGTGTGATGAGATTGCAGTTGAACGGAATGAGTTAAGTAAGAAATATAACGCATTGCAATAAAGATTAGAGAATAAAGAAAATGAAAACAAAGCTGTTTGCAGTATTTTTAATCGCATTTGGCGCTGTATTTTTTGATCTTGCTTTTAAAATTGTTTTACCTTTTGTTCTTCCTCTTTTGTTTGAGACAGAGAAGTTTTATTTGAATGGCAATCTGTACTTTTCTTTTTCAGAGATGAGCTTTTCTGGTTTTGTTGTTGCTGTTCTTTTGGGCTATGTGATTTGTTTTCTACAAAATCATATACATAAGAGCTAGCTTCAACGATGTAATTCGTTGCAATAAAGCCTTCATATGCTGTCACATACAAAGGCTTTTAATTAAATGCTCTTTTTATTACCATGCCAATCTTTCGAAGGTATTGGCGCTTGTCTTGGTTGTTTATCTTCAGACATTAAATAGAACCTCCTAATAAAATAAAAAGAATAAAAGACAACAAACCAAAAACTATTGATGCGCTGATGAGATATACAGAGTACTTTAAGCAGTTAGCTCTTTTATCAATTACTGATGTTTGAATAAACTTAATCATCTCTTGATAATCTTCAATGCAGAAATGTCTTAATTCAAGATCACGCTCAGGTGTGACCTTACCTTTTTTGTAGATATTGGCAACATACATCTCTTTGTTCCAATTAAAGCTTGTTTCATATCGAGCTAATACATAAAGACATATAAACAGAGCAACTACAGCTGATAATGCTGATAGTGTTCCTAAGATTACTGATGAGATGTGGAGTTGAGGCAGATACTTACAAAGAGCTAGTAATGCTGTGAGTATCAGTGATGATAGCCACATGAATGTCTTACCTTTAGACATTTGCTGCTCTCCAATATCACGCTGTAGATAGTAGTAATAATTTTCCAAGTAATGCTGTAGCTCAACCATTGTGTTCAAGGATGTGTTGTATGTTGTGGTTTGTAGCATTGGTTCTACTCCTCGTTATTTATCCTGTGTTTATTGATTAGATTATAGTTCATATGCCAAGTCCTTTTGCTCGTCCATGTCAGTATGCCGGATGTCATAAATATGCTGTTCAGGGTTCAGCATACTGTAGAGAACATCAAACAAAAGTATCAAATGAGTTTGATAAACATCGAGGATCTTCAAGAGAAAGAGGATATACAAGTAAATGGGAGAAGTTCAGAAAGACATTTCTTGCTGAGCATCCTCTATGCGTTGAATGTCTCAAACACGGCAGAATCAAACCAGCTACAGATGTTGATCATATAGTTCCTCACAAAGGCGACATGAATAAGTTCTGGAATTTAAAGAATTTACAGGCTTTATGTCATGAATGCCACAGCAGAAAGACAGCAATTGAAGACAGTAACTTTCTCAAGACCCGTAGGGGGAGTTAAAAAAGTTCATACACAAGAATGTAACCGCCCCGTTAGTTCTTTACACACGCGTGCAAAATGGGAGTAATTTACTTGTTGATTTATAGAAAAATTATTCAAGTGTATAAAGATAGGTAAAAAAATAATGGCAAGACCAAGAAAACCAACTGCAATTAAAAAACTGCAGGGAACCTTACAGCCTTGTCGAACAAACTTAAATGAGCCTAAACCTCAGACAGACATCAAAGTTGTATCAGCTCCGTCATGGCTTAATGATGTAGCAAAGCAACATTGGGATTTTGCAATATCACAGATGCCTGACGGAATGGTTTCAAGCCTAGATTACACTGTTTTTGCGATGTGGGCTGACACAGTGTCTAAGATCCTTGAGTTAGAAGCGATACTTCAACATGAAGGTTTAATGCTTACAGACGAAAAAACAGGCAAACGTGTTGTAAACCCCGTACTAAAACAGCAAAACGAGCTGAAATATATTTTAAAGAATTATCTGACCGAGCTTGGGTTTACTCCTGCATCTCGCTCGAAAGTATCTATAACAAAGTCAGATTCAGATAACAAGAATAGCTTTCTTGATTTATAGTCTATGCAGAAACGTGATTATATCGCCATCGCTAATGGCTATATTAACGACGTACTGGCTAAGAAGATCCCTGCTTGTCGTTATGTTATTGAAGCATGCAAGAGACAGAAGAACGATCTTAAAAGAAAACGCTGGCAGTATCACTTTGATGTAAATCTTGCATCAAGACCTTGTCGGTTTTCTGAAATGCTCTGTCACGTAAAAGCTGAAAAAGCTGGTCAAAAGATAGTACTTGAGCCATGGCAGATCTTTATTCTTACCACAGTATTCGGCTGGGTTGATGATAACAATCTCAGGCGTTATCAGAGAGCATATATTGAAGTCCCAAGAGGTAACGGCAAGTCAACTTTATTAAGCTGCATCGGTTTATTCATGATGTGTGCTGACAATGAAATGGGTGCTGACTGTTACTCATTTGCAACAACTCGCGATCAGGCAAAGATTGTTTTTAATGATGCTCAGGCAATGGCTCGTAAAAATCCTGATTTGCGTGCAGCATACGGATTGAATGTTCTAGCTCATTCAATGGTCATTCCTGGTACTAATTCAAAGTTTGAAGCAAAGTCAGCAGACGGTAAAACCCTTGACGGTTTGAATACACATTGCGCAATTATCGACGAACTTCATGCACATAAAACTCGTGAAGTGTATGACGTTGTCGAGACTTCAATCGGTAAGCGTACACAGCCAATTATGTGGATGATTACCACAGCAGGATTTCTGATTAACGGTATCTGCTACGAGATAAGACGGTACGTTGAAAAATTGTTAAATACTTCCGTTGTAGATGATACTCATTTCGGCATTATCTATACGATTGATGAAGGCGACGACTGGAGAGAAGAAAGCTCACTGCAAAAAGCTAATCCTAACTGGAATATATCAGTGATGCCCAAGGCGGTATTATCGACTTTGCGCAAAGCCATGGAGAATCCCAGCTCAGAAAATAACTTCAAAACAAAGCACCTTGATATATGGTGCAACGCTGACACTGCTTTTCTGCAGATGAATAAATGGCGAAAAGCTATCAGAACAGATGTAACTCTTGATGATTTTGAGGGATGTCACTGCATTTATGGCCTTGACCTTGCAGCTAAAACAGATATCACAGCTTTAGTGCGACTTTTCTGGAGAGAAGAGAATGATGGCAAGGTTGGCAAGGTTCACTTCTATGTTTTTCCTGAGTTCTGGCTACCTGAAGATAGAATAAACAGTTCTACAAATTCACAATATCAAGGATGGGTTAAACAGGACTTAATCCATGTCTCCGATGGTTCTATTAATGATTTAGAGCTTATTCAAGATTATATCAAAGAAGATGCCCAGCATTATGACACTTTAGCAATAGCTTTTGATCCTTGGCAGGCATATCAGTTAGCTTCTAACCTTGCTAATGAAGGTTTGACCATGGTTGAGATTAAGCCTACCGTTCAGAACTTCAGCGAAGCTATGAAAGAAATGCAGGCTTTGATTTATCAAAAACTGTTACACACTGATGGAAATCCTGTTCTTGAGTGGATGGCATCTAACGTAGTCGCACATTTAGATGCCAAAGATAATATTTATCCAAGAAAAGAAAACCCAGAGAACAAAATTGATGGCATTGTAGCGTTAATCATGGCTTTACGACAGGCTATTTTTATGCAGGTTTCAACAGATTATCTTGAAGGCAGTTTAAATATCGACTTAGCTTATTAGATTTACAGGTAAAAAAATATGAATGTTTTTAAATGGTTGACAAATTGGGGTGGCACTACAGGTGATCACTCTGGCTGGCAGAATAACAGCCCTATGGTGCCAATCGTTGAAGGAACAAATGCATATTCACCGGATATGGCTCTACAGATTCCTACTGTATGGGCTTGTATTGATCTTTTAAGTCACACTATTGCATCTCTGCCTTGTGATGTATTTATTGTTGACGGTAAAGGTAATAAGAACGCTGATACCAAATGCAATCTTAATTATATTCTGTCAGAGTCACCAAACGCTGATATGACTCCGTATGAGTTCTTTTCTGCAATGGTTGTTAATTACTGTCTGCATGGTAATGCTTATGCGTTAATCTCCAGATGGACAGGAGACAAAAAAGGACAAGTAAAGGGCATATATCCTCTGTCTTCAGAGCAGATGCAGATTTACAGAGATCCTTCAAATGGTCAGTTAATTTATCGTTATCTTGATAAGAACGACCATTATCAGGACTATAAATCATCTGACATACTGCATTGGAAATGCATGGGTAACGGCATTACCGGTCTAAAGAAGTTGGATTTTATGAAAATTTCTTTGGCTGAATCTAACTTTGCTCAAAAAACTGCTGTATCAGTTTTCAACAAAAAAGGAAAAATGAGTGGCATTCTGACTACTCCTAAGATTTTAACCGACAAACAAAAAGGTGAAATTGCCGATCAATTTCAAAAGATGAGGAATGATGACAAGATACCTGTATTACCTGCAGATATGTCTTTTCAGCAACTAAGCCTTAATCCTGCCGAACAGCAATTATTAGATACACGTAAATTCAGTGTCGAAGAAATCTGTCGCTGGTTTGGAGTTCCATCTGCTCTTGTCAATTCAAGCGGTGGAGCACCAGGGTCAAACATTGAACAGGTTACGGCAAACTTTTACAAGTCAACCATTCTGCCCATGATTATAAGCCTTGAACAGGCAATCATGAAGCGTGTCCCATGTGTTGAAGAACGATACAACCATGCTGTTAAATTCCGTCTGTCATTTCTTAACCGTGCTAATGATGAGGCTCGCAGTCGCATTGCAGCAACTGCAGTGCAGAACGGCTGGAAGACACGTAATGAAGTCCGCGTTGAAGAGGGCTTACCACCTGTTAAAGACGGTGATACTTTGACAGCTCAGAGTAATTTATTTCCTCTTGAGCAGTTAGGCCAGGCTGATGCGTCTCAGGTATCACAGACACCAATTACAGAAAACCCTACTAAACAGTAAGGAGTAAATAAATGAAATTCAATAAGAGTGCCAAAGAGTCACAACTTGAAATCTCTGATGAAGGCATCATTGAAGGATATGCTTCAGTATTCAATGGTGTTGATTCGTACGGCGATACCATTGTGCCTAAAGCATTTGATCATGTAATTACAAAAGGTGACTTACCTACAATGCTGTATGGTCATGATTCAATGTCTGTGCCTATTGGCAAATGGACAGAGATGTCAGTTGATGATGTAGGCTTAAAAGTTAAAGGACAGCTGAATTTAAATAACGCTAAAGCAAAAGAAGTTTTTGACGCAATTAAGTTTGGCTCGCTGACCGGTTTATCAATCTGCTTTTCATGTTCCGAAGAAGGCTGTGAACAAAAAGATCCTGATGATTTGTATAGTGGTTGCTTAATTAAGGCAATTGACAGGCTTTATGAGATTTCAGTTGTAAATCTGCCTGCCGATGACAATGCAAGAATTTCAAGTTATAAGTCAGCAGATTTTAATGACTGTAATGATATTAAAGGTTTTGAGAAATGTCTGCGTGATGCTGGCTTTTCTCGCTCAAAGGCTAAAGAGATTATATCTGTAGCCAAACGTGTGCTAAATCAGTGTGATGCTGACAGAGAAACACACGATCACGTAGACAATGACATTGATGAACGTATCAAGTCAATTTTCATGAAATACAGGAAATAAAAAATGGAAAATAACGATATTTTAAAGGGTCTTGAGACCATAGATGCAAAAATCGAGGATGTAATCTCCGATAATAAAGCGTCAAAATCAGCTATTGAGGCAGAGATTAAACGTATTGGTGATGAACAGGTCAAGCTAGCAAAAGCCTTAGCAGACACAGCACAGAAATCTGTTGAAGTTCCAGCAGAGACAGCATCTCCTTCACTAGGGCAGGCATTTACAAAGTCTGCAGCATTTGAGAATTTTAGTAATAATCGAAAAGCATTATTTACTTTTGAAAAGAAAGCTGACACTAATGCTGCAACTTCAGATTATGGCAATATTCCAGCCTACAGAAAGCCTGGTATGGTTGTTTCTCCAGAAGCTCCATTGATTATTGAGAACTTATTCCCTCATGTGCCTGTAACTTCAAATTCAGTTGAATACGTCAAGGAAGGTTCATTTACAAACAATGCTGCACTTGTAGCTGAAAAGAATGATAAGCCTGAATCTGTATTTGGGGCTACTTCACTTGCAACTGCAAAGATTGTAACTATTGCCCACTGGACAAGAATCACAAATCAGCTTGCAGCAGACGCTCCAGCTTTGGCTGCTTATATTGAGCAGAAGATGCAGTACGGTTTACAGGCTCGTGTTGATTCTCAGCTCGTTACCGGTACAGGCGGATCAACTGAACTTGAAGGTTTACTCCACGCTGGTAATTACAATGATCCTGTAACAGGCAAGCAGATTGTAGCTAAAGATTTTGCAGCAGATTCAACTCTGTTTGACTTCGTATTAAAGAATAAGGCAGAGCTTGAGGGTAGATACATTACTCCAGAAGTGATCCTGTTAAATCCATCTGATTGGACAAAGCTTGCAATGTTAAAAGACGGTCAGAAGCGTTACATCCTTGGTGGTCCTCAGTCTGTTGCCACTAAGTCATTATGGGGTATTCCTGTTGTAACTTCTGCATCTGTAACTGCCGGCAAGTATATCTTAGGCAACATCTCTTTAGGTGCCACTGTATACGACAGACAGGCTCTAAACGTTGCAATGTCAGATTCAGACAATGTTAACTTCACTCAGAACTTAATCACTATCAGAGTTGAGCGCCGTTTAGGCGTTGCTTACGAGATGCCACAGGCAATTAACGGTGGTGATTTTGCTATTCCTGCAACCGCATAATTTAGCTTGTAGTCAGCATTGGGGGCATATGCCCCCTTTTTTATAGGATTTTTTAATAATGTCTCTTTACACTCCAAGCCCAATAACTGATATCTCTCAGACTCCATGCACTCTTGAAGAGGCTAAAACTCAGTTAAGGGTTGATGATACATTTGAAGATGATCTTATTCGTAATTACATTATTGTAGCTACAGAACAGGCAGAGCAGATTTTACAGAGAGAAATTATTAAAAGATTCGATGATGAGGCTGTGTCAACTTTATCCCCAAATGGGGATATTCCATTAACTGTTAAGCAGTTTATTTTATGCCTTGTAGGCGATTTATACGCACACAGAGAGCTGTCAGAGCAAGCTACATATAGTACCTTTCACAAGCACCTTCTTGATCCTTATATTAAATATATTCGAGAGGATGAGTAATGAGCGTATCAATTCCCACCGCTGGAGAATTAAGGCACAGAGTCAGCATATATTCTCGAATTGATCATCCTGTTAACGGTCATGAAGTTGAGAGTATTGATGAGCTTATATGTACAGTGTTCTGCAAAATTGAACCTACAGGCTCAATGTATTTCAATAATATTCAGACAGAGAACAAAACTACACACCGTTTCTGGTTCCGTTCTGTTAAAGGAATGACAGATGCAAGAAGTTTAAGCCGAAGTATTCTGATAAAAGAAGGCGATATTACATATATTCCTATCAGGGTAACACAGTGCAATGGTCAGAACTTTTTTACCATGGTTGAAGCTCGTGAACTCGGTGATATTCAAAGTGAAACTGTAAATGCTAACAATATGGCAGGACTAGCAGATGGGTGAGTTCTTTCATGTAGGTGTAAAAATGCCTAAAGGCCTTGATGTCATGGATTTTGACAGAAAAATCGTAATGACAGGTCTCAAAAAGGCATCCAAAATCGTACAGCAGCAGTCTAAAAAACTGATTTCATCAAAGGGCCCTTCAAAAGCTGGCGAATATCCCGGACGTAATACAGGACGTATGAGACGTCATGTTCGTATTAAAAATTCTAAAAGAAAAGATCATCTGTGGTCACGTGTACAAGTATCAACGATTGAAGACAGTTTCTTTTATCCTGCGGTTTTAAATTATGGTCGAAAAGACGGACGACTTAAACCAAGAAAAAACTTCATTGAAACAGCAACGACCCAGAACGAAAAACAAATAAAAGAAATCATAGACAGCGCTATGACAGAGGGCATAAAAATTTGGAGAAAATAGGATGCGAGTCAGCTCAACTATCAAAGCTTTAAGAGAGCGATGCCCATCACTTAGCAAACGTGTCTATGGGGCACTTCAATGGGTCAGTCTGTCAGTTGTTCACCCTGAGAAACTTCCATGTGCTTATGTATTTACCCAGTCAGAAGATCCTAAAACCCTACAGAGTTCAGAAAACTCATATAAGCAGTTAATTACAGCAACTATAGCTGTGGTTCTATGTGTTCCTAGTCTTGATGTTCGAGGACAGGAAGGCGCAGACAAAATTGAAGATTTAAAAGATGAGGTTTTCAAAGCTTTGTTAGGGTGGGCTCCTAATGGCGATCCTCAGTGTGTATATGAATACGCAAATTACAGAGTTATTGATACATCATCCACTCCAGCCATGTGGTGTGTACAGTTAGAGTTCACAGTAGAGTACATGCTTGATACGGATGATACATATATCAAGACAGAACATGAGAATTTAGGCAATTTTGACAAGTTTTATGCTGATGTAGACAAAATTGAATCTGATAAGCCGGATGGAAACATAGATGCAAAACTCAGACTTACAGGGCTTACAGAGGGTAAGGCTAAAACGGAGCCACAAGATCAAACTATTTATAAAGATTTATGGTAACTAAACCAAGGAGAAGACAATAATGTCTGTTTCATTTAATTACGTACCTTCAAATGTACGAGTTCCTTTGTTCTACGCAGAAGTAGACAATTCAATGGCAAATACCGCAACAGCAGAGAAGAAGAGCCTTTTAATCGGTTCAATGTCTTCTTCTGGAACTGCAACAGCAGGTGTTCCTACATTAATCACCTCAACTGAACAGGCAAAAACAAAGTTTGGGCGTGGTTCGCCTTTAGCTTTAATGGCAGAGGCATTCCGTAATCAGAATGGTACAGGAGAATTATGGTGTTTACCTGTAGACATTAAGTCATCTACTGCATCAACAGGCTCAATTACCGTTAAAGGAACAGCAACAGAGAGCGGAGCAGTCTATCTGTATATTGGTTCTCAGCTCGTATCAGTTGCATGTTCCGCAGGAACAACTGCAAATGAAGTCCTAACTGCATTAACTCAGGCAATCAATGCAGATAAAGATTTACCCGTTACAGCTGAAAAGAATGATGAAGATAGTGTAATCACTATTACAGCTAAAGTAGCTGGCATTACTGGAAATGAAATCAGATTGGATAAGAACCTTCAGGGCGACGTTGGTGGAGAATCTGATCTTGCTGGCATTACTCTTACTATCGATGATATGAAAAATGGTGCCGGAGAGCCTGATTATAAAGAAGCTTTTAAGGCTGTTGCATCAGAAACATTCTGGTTTATTGGAATTGAAAATAATTCTGCTACAGCGCTTGATGCTGTAAAAACCGAGATGAATGATTCAACCGGACGTTGGTCATATGCAAAAATGCAGTATGGTCATGTATTTACAACTCTCAGAGGTAATACTGAAAGCTTAGTTACTTTTGGTAATACTCGCAATGACCAGCATACCACAGTATTCGGCATTGAAGAGAAGAATGCAGAACCTGCATATATTGTGACAGGCGCTGTTTTAGGTCGTATTGCCGGATTTATTACTAATGATCCTGCCCGTCCTGTACAAACCGGTGAACTGAACGGCTTAATGCAACCAAGTATGGAAAAGCGTTTTAATTTTAATGATAAAAATACTTTACTCCATAATGGAATCGCAACAATTTATTATCAGTCAGGCACTGTAATGATTGAGCGCGCAATCACCACATATCAGGTTAACAAGTTCGGTGATGCAGATAATTCATATCTTGATATCACAACTCTGTATACATTAGCAGAGATCATTACCCGTCTTAAGGGCGTTATTACCTCAAAATATGCACGCCATAAGCTAGCAAATGACGGTACCCGATATGGGGCAGGACAGGCAATTGTTACCCCTTCTGTAATTCGTTCAGAGCTGATTGCTCAGTATTCAGCCATGGAACGTGACGGCCTTGTTGAGAATGCTGAACTGTTCGCTAAGAATCTGATTGTAGAGCGTAATACTTCAGATGTTAACCGTCTTGATGTGCTGTTGCCTCCTGATCTTGTTAATCAGCTTCGCATTTTTGCGTTACAGGCTCAGTTCCGTTTACAGTATTCTGATTAAGAGGAGATTTTTTAAATGGGTAAAAAATTTGCGGGCACCTGTTACATTAAAGCTAACGGTGCTCAGTTATCTGTTGAAGGTTCAGTCGAAATACCTTTATTAAAAACAACCAAAGAAAAGAAAGTAGGTTCTACAGGTGTGGCAGGATACAGTGAGACTAATATAGCTCCATATGTTAAATGTACTGCATTTCTTGAGCCTGACTTTGATATTGATGCACTGTCTGGCAATGATATGACAATTACTGCAGAGCTTGCCAATGGTTGGGTATACACCTTAAATGGTGCATGGCTTGAAGGTGAAGTTGTAGCTAATTCGTCAGACGGTACTGTGTCATTAGAGTTTACAGGCCTTGATGGTCACTTACAGCGTTAGGAGAGAACTAAATGAAGTCAGTTGCAGAAAACTTAAAATTATCAGTGCCTATTGAGATGGGCACTGAGACAGTATCTGTTTTAGAGTTCAGAAAGCCTAGTGTTGGTGATATTCGCAGAATTGGTTATCCCATCTTTTTTACTTCAGAAGGCGATCTGAAATTTAATCCTGATATTGTTGCAAAGTATATTTCTACTCTTGCTTCAATACCTCCATCAGCTGTAGATAAGATGTCAATTCCTGATTTCACTGCAGCAGTAGGTGTTGTAACCGGTTTTTTCGGAAGTGGGGATTAAGCCCAAGAACGGAAAAGCAATTTATTGACTGTATCTATTCGACTGCGTATTTCTGGCATCTGTCACCGCTTGATATTGAACAACTTGATGTTGAGCGGTTTGAAGAAATGGTTATACAGTCGAATCGTATTGCAGATGAGATTAATTCACAAAAGGAATAAATAATGGCATCAGCAAACATCAAAGAGTTTAAGGCTCTTTTTACTGTAAGTGATAAAGCTTCACCACAGTTAAAAAAATTAAAGAGTTCTTTTAAAAACTTTGAAAAGGCATCACAGGCTTTTGCATCTAATGCTTCAAAGTTAGGTGCATTAACTCTTGTACCGCTTGCTGGTGCTTTTACTGCAGTAAGTGCAACTGTTAAGAGCTCAATTAGTACATTTACTGATTATGGCTCTTCAGTGAAAGATGCTGCAATAAAACTTGGTACCACCACTGATGCTGTTCAAACTTTAAGACATGCTGCCCAAATGGCTGGCTCTTCAACAGAAGCTCTTGATCAGGGCATGGTTATCTTTAATAAGAATTTAGCTAATGCAGCACAGGGCAAGAACAAAGCCTTAGTTGAAATGTTCCAAAAATTAGGCATTTCAATGAAAAAAGCAAATGGTCAGATGAAGACCACAGCTGAACTAATGCCAGAATTAGCCGATGCAATGAAACGTCAGAAAAACAATTCTGAAAAGGCGTATATTGCGACAACCACTTTTGGCAAGTCTGGACAGGAACTTATCCAAATGCTGCAGGATGGTTCTCAGGCTCTTAAAGATTATGCAGACGAGGCAAAACATCTTGGTATTGTAGTATCAGATGAAGATACCTTAAAAGCAAAATCAATGGGCGACACAATTCAGCGTTTAAAAGATGCTGTTACAGGTTTTAGCCTTGCTATTGGCTTAAAGCTGATACCTTACGTTGAGCCTGTTATTGCATCTATGACTGAGTGGATTGCAACCAATCGAGAATGGATCGCAACAGAAATTGCATCATCAGTTAAGGATTTTGTTGAGTGTATTAAAAAGATTGATTTTAAACAGGTAATTTCTCAAACAGTTACTTTTACCAAAAATCTTGTAAAGCTTTTTAATTATCTCGGTGGAGTCAAAACAGTAGCGATTGTTATATCCACAATATTTGCAAGTAAATTTGTTGTTGCTCTGATAGGTACTATTAGCGCATTCTTGAAGATAGCTACTGCAATCAAAGCTGTAACAGTAGCTACAACTCTATTTAATACTGCACTTTGGTCAAATCCTATTGTCTTAATTGCAGCTGCCATTATTGCAGCGATTGCAGCTATTGTTGCATCTGTCTATTTTCTTTATAAGAATTGGGATACTGTCTGCAAATGGTGCAAAGATGCATGGAATGCTTTTGTTGGCTTTACCATGTCAACAGTCACAAAAATTAAAGCCTTTTTTGCTAAGATGATCACTTATATTTTAAGTTCATTGTCACCAATAAAAAAAGCTTGGAATGGTATTAAAAACTGGCTGTCCAATTTATTTAATGATCCTGTAAACACCATTAAAGATACGTTTTTAAGTCTTGTTGGGTTTTATGCGAATTTATGGGGAAACATCGTAGATGTAACTGAATCAACTATCAAATCCTGTTTTGGCGGAATGATTGATTATATCCTTGACGTATTATCTCCAATAAAAAATGCGTGGAACAGTATGAAAAATTGGCTGTCCAATTTATTCAATGATCCTGTAAATACCATAAAAGATACGTTTTTTAGTCTTATCGACTTTTATGTTAATTTATGGGGGAACATTAGAGATGTAACTGAGTCAACACTCAAAGCCGTATTTAGCGAAATGATCAGTTATGTTCTTAATGCATTATCTCCAATAAAGGCTGTGTGGGAAGATATAAAGAACTGGTTATCTGGTTTATTTAACGATCCTGTAAACACCATTAAAGAAACATTCTTAAGCCTAGTCGATTTTTACGCTAATTTATGGCTCAAAATCAAAGATGTATTCTTTGCTCCATTTGAATCTGCAGCAAAAGGCATTAGTAAGATAGGTTCAACACTGTCAAACGGCTGGGATAAAACTAAAAACTTCTTTGGTTTTGGTGATGATTCAAATATAAATGTGCCGGCAACTACTCTTGCAACTGCATCTGGTGGCGCCTTAAAGGGCGATATCAATATCAATGTAAAGTCAGCTGAAGGAACTACAGCTGAAGTTGAGTCAACATCTCAGCATGGCGACGGTCGCATTCAGTATAAGACAAATTCAGGTGTATTAAGGAGCTTGTAATGTTTTCTACCAGATTACGAAAGGCCTCTTTTAATGGTGTGTCTTTTGAAGTTGTAAGCTCTGAATTTAACTTTGGCCGAAGAAATATCACTCATGAATATCCACAGCGTGATATTCCTTACACTGAAGATTTAGGACGTCTTAAAAGACAGTTTACTGTTACAGGCTTTATTATTGGCACTGATTATATTCAGCGAACCAAAAGGCTGATAAATGCCATTGAAGAGCCTAAAAAAGACAGTAACGGTATTGTTTCTGCTTGTAAGCTTATACACCCATGGTTAGGTACGCTTAACGTTTACCCCATTGATACACCAAGGATCACATGGGATGCCGAAAAGCGTATTTCTAACTTCACTCTGACTTTTATTGAAGCTGGTGAATCTAAATACCCACATTCAGCTGGCTTTGATTTTGGCTCAAAGTTAAGAACATGGGCTGATAACTTTGCAGAAAATGTACTGGATACTTTCAATCTATCTGTAGAGGATTTAGACCAGTACACTACTATTGCAACAGATATCGCAAATGGCACATATTTCAATATATTAGGATGTCTTTCAGATTCAACTTTTTCAAAGATTTTTGATTTATCTGATTCCATATCAAATCTTATAACAACAGCAGCATCAGATTTGAGCCATTCCTCTTCCTTTGTTTCATCCCTTTTTGATTCATTAGGAGTAGGTAATTACTCTAATGTTATTCAGAACTGGAGAAATGCAGGGCATGCTGTACTTAATTTAATTCATTCTGATGAATTAAGTACAACCTCATCAGTCACCTGCACTGCTCTTGGGACATCTCAAGGAACTGCTCAAGGTACGGTTCAAGGAACAACAGTTGATTTTAGGCAGACTGATATTAACACTCAGAAATCAGAATTAGCTGAAGCTGTAAAAACTTCAGTAAGGCTTACTTTACTTGCTCAGTTAGCCGGTATTGTTTCTCTTGTTGGAACAAACCTGGATGGTGAGAGTGACGGGGATGCTGATACTGCCGGAAATACCAAATCTGAAGATGAAATTCTTGCACTGCGTAATGAAGTTCTTTCAGTTATTGAAGCTGAAATGATATATCAGGGAACTGATGACAGTAATCTGTATGAGAGTTTGGAAGAGCTTTACAGCAATGTTTATCATTACTTTACAAATGAGGTCCTAGCTGATGGTAAAACCATAACTGTAACTCCAAAAGAGCCACAGCCTACTTTGGTTTTAGCTTATGAACAGTATGGCGATACCAGCAGAGTGGATGAAATCATAAGACGTAATAATATTCATTTTCCTTTGTTCATGCAAAAGGTTCCAATCAGAATTACAAAATCTGTATCTTAGTGTTTTAACCATTAATTTTTAGACTATAATTCAAGAAAAGAAGGATAGTTGCTATGAAAAAATTAATAGTTTTAATTGCTTTGTTGTCATCAATCGGATGTGCAAATGCTTACTGTTCTCCCAAGGATGGTTTTACAGAAGATTGTAATTGGGAAGATGAGGACTTTGCACAGCTTGGTTCATTGGAAGACCAGTTAAAAGTAGCTAGAGTCAATAGTATGATTGATCCTATGAGTAGGGGAACAAAAGTAACGATCGATGGCAAAGAATATCGCTGTATACAGCATTCTGATGATTCTATTGAATGTGAAAAATATTAGTTTTAATTTGTTATGGAGGCCCACTTAATTGTGGGCTTTTTTATGGTCAAAAAAAACACAGTACAGCTTAAAGTTAACAGTTCAAATACCTATAACTACTGGTCATCTGTATCTATTACTTCAGAGATTAACGCGTTATCTAGAACTTTTCAGCTGGACATAACTCCAAAAGTTTATGCCCAAAGTGAAATTCCAAAGTTTACTTCTGGTGATGAAATCCAGCTTACAATAGGAGATGATCTTGTACTGACAGGTTTTATTGACTCAACTCCAATCAGTTATAACGGTACATCAGTGACAGCTTCAGTTGTTGGCAGAAGTAAGACAGAGGATTTAGTAGACTGTAACGTAGCTCCACAGGGATATGACTTATCAAGCATTAAAAATAATTCTTGGACAAAGAATATTAACGGAGGCAAATCTTTTGTAGAGCCTAATATTACAAAGGCTGTTACTCAGTTTAAAAACATCCCTTTAAAGCTTGCTGTATCTCAGTTAATTGCTCCTTATGGAATTAAGCTTGTCTGTGAGTCAAACAAGGCTGCGGTTAATTCAAATGTTCACTCAACTGTTAAAAACAGTGAAACAGTTTTTAAGGCAATTCAGAATTTAACCAAATCATCAGGTCTGTATTTTATGGATGATGAGTATGGAAATCTGATAATTACTGATACGGACGATCCAAAATCATCAGGAGCAACATTAGAATTAGGAACCAATATTCTGACAGCTTCAACTCAAAAGGATTATAGCCAGCGTTTTTCTCATTACTGGTATGACAACGATCAGAAGGGCAATAATAAGAAGTTTGGCGATGATCTACAGCAGATTTCTAAATGCCAAGATAGTAAGATTAAAAGATTTAGATTTTATCGCTACAAAGAACAGACTATGAACGGGGGCATATCCAATGGCCCTGAACAGGAAGCTAAATATCGTGAAGCTCAATCTAAAAAGATCACCTATACCGTTTTAGGATGGCGCACGGGTAAAGACGGTCTTGAAGGTGATTTGTGGAAGGTAAACACTTTAGTCAAGATTAAAGATGACATTGTGTTAGGTTCTGGAGTTGGTTCAAATTCATCAACAAAAGAAATGCTAATCACCAAAGTCACTTTTACACTTGATAACAATGGAATGATTACCACTCTTGAATGTGTTCCACCAGCAGGATTTAGACAGACAGATGAACCGGCTCAGGAAAAATCAAAAGTCACAAAAAAGAATGGATCATGGTCATCAAAGTCAGAAGTTAAGCTTGTCGGTCAGGATGGCAAATACCATTAAGGATTAAATATGTCGCAGATAGTTCGGTCAACCGTCACAGGTTCTTCAGGTGATTTGAAGCTCAGAGAATTTCAGACAAGATATGATTCTGACACCACCCAAGATGAGATGGAACATATCGAGCCTTATGGTTTCAGTTCAGAGCCTTATACAGACGGTAAGACAGATGCAATTAATCTCTTCTTCGATGATGAACGCAATCATGGCGTAGTTATCAATGTTGCAGACAGGCGCTATCGAATCACTCAGATGAAGACAGGTGAAGTTGTTATCTACGATGATAAGAAACGTCATGTATATTTAAAACGTGAAGGTATAGAAATTGACGGTGTAGATGATCCAATAACAGTAAAAACAACAAATGACATTATAGCTAAGTGCGATAACTTAACGGCAACCTGTAAAAGTGCTGCATCGGTTAACTGCGACACCTCATCTGTAACATGCAAAACATCTGCAACCGTAACTGCTCCAACAATTATGCTTGACGGAAATGTAACTGTTACAGGCACTCTAATTACAGGCACAAAAGGTGGTGGTATGGCATCATTTGGCGGTACTGTTAATGCTAAGGGGTTAATTCATTCAGATGATGATATTACAGCCGGATCAATCAGTCTGCAGCACCATGTTCATACTGGTGTTCAAGGTGGTAGCGAAAATACAGGAACCCCAAGTTAATGAATATATCAGAAAGAATAATCCCAGTATGGTCATTTGATAAAGGATCATGGTACAGAACTGATGATCTTTGCAGTTTATTTGACAATATTGTTTATTGTCATGATAAGTCGTATCGATGTACTTCGGCTGAAGACATACTTGGAGTTAAATGTTATTACATACAGAAAGACGGTTTATTCCGTCTTTTTGATTTTTCGGCCAGCCATATTTGCAGAAAACAGTTACAGAGGTTTGAGTATTTATGCAGATGTTCTTAAACAACTCACTTGTAACAGCAGATATGAATGACAGCCTTTCAAGGGCTGTTGTTATCAGCCTGTTCACATGGAGACGTGCAGACACTGGAGATGTTTATGACGGTTCTAATAAATATGGCTGGTGGGGTGATACCTATCCTGTCGAGCCAGGTGACAAAATTGGCTCTAAGTTATGGCAACTCTTAAGACGTAAACTGACTGATGATGTCATAGCAGAGGTTGAAGAGGTTTCAAGAGATTCACTTCAGTGGATGATAGATGACGGAATTTGCTCAAATGTAGATGTATCTGTAGAGCGTTCTGAAATTAACAGAGTGAATATCAGTGTTGTATTAACAGTTGACGGTAAACAGACAAGTTATAAGTTTAAAGAGGTATAAATGAATAATTTAAGGCCAAAATTGAGTGACATCATCACAAGAATTGAGAATGATGCAACATCACGCTTAACTTCAGAAGAATTAAGACGCTCCGACTTATCTGTTTTTATCCGTGTCATTGCTGGTGTGTCTCATTCAATTTATGCAGCACTTGATTATTACAAAAATCAGCTGTTTTCCGATTCAGCTGAAACTGCTTATCTTGAAAGGCGAGCTTCTATTTTCAATCTGACTAGAAAAACAGCAACGAAAGCAATGGGAGAAGTTAAGTTTAACTATTATAACGACGTTGTGGATGTCCCTGTAGGCACCCTGTTGCAGTCTCAGTCTGGTATACAGTATCAAACCACTTCAAGCCCAAATTCAGAAGGAATTACTTCGGTAAAAGCAATTCTATCTGGTAAAGCTTATAACCTTAACAAAGGCAATACACTTGATCTTGTCAATTCATTAAAAGGTGTTGCCAATGCGATAGTACATTCAGATATTGCTGGCGGAATAGATGCAGAGACAGATGATGAGTTAAGACAACGCATTCTTTTTCGTACTCAGGAACCACCAAGACAGGGAACTAAAGCTGATTATATTGCCTGGGCAAAAGAAGTTACAGGAGTTGGTTTTGCCTGGTGTTTTCCTAAAGAATTAGGTGTTGGAACTGTTACAGTAAGATTCTTATGTAATGATTATTCAATGCCAGACACTGCGCTTATAAATAAAGTTCAGAAACATCTTGAAAGTAAAGCTTCAGTTTTAGCTGCTATCTATGCTGTAGCGCCTGTAGAGCAGAAAATTAATTTCAAATTAAAAATAACTCCTTCAACGCTGGCTGTTAGAAACGCCGCCGTAGAAGCTATCCATAATCTTTTCAAATCTGAAGCTGAGCCCGGTGGCACTATATATCTGTCTCATATCCATCTTGCCTTATCATCCGTAGCTGATGAGATTGATCACACCATTATTGAACCGGCAACAGATGTAGTTGCTCAGTCTAATTCTTATCTGCCTACCGTGGGAGATATAACATGGGAAGAGTAAGTTTTACAACTGATAACTATTATTCTGCAATGAAGAAACTGCTACCAAAAGGCCCTGCCTGGGAACTTGAAGACAACACTTTCTTCATGAAGATGTTATATCTTGCTGCTCTTGAATTTGCACGGCTTGATGCTGACATTTCTAAAATGATTGATGAATCTGATCCCCAGTCAGCCTCAATAACTCTTTTAGACTGGTTTCATCAATGGGGTATTCCTGAAGAATGTCGATCAGAAGATGATGATCTCGAGGTTTTAAGAACAGAACTGTTAATTAAAATCAGAACGTTAGGCCTTACATTTCAAGAGCTTGTTTATCTGATAGGGCAGTCATGCGGTTATTCAGAAACGAAAATAGATGCTAAACGTGTTTTTACTGTTGCATCAACTGCTGATGACGCCCTTTATTCAGAAATATGGTCTAACTGGTTCTATACAATTAACGTCGAGAAAGTTAACTCCATTCCCTTTAAAACCACTTCAAGAGTATCTGAACGTCTTCAGAAATGGGGAAATGAGCTATTTGAGTGTTTAGTTAAACACTATACACCGGCTCATACTTCAACAATTTTCACTTACGGTAAATAAGGAAAAATATATGTTTAACGGATATAAAAAAGACATTGCAGCTGCAGCACCAAAAATTGAAGAACTGCAGGAAGGATATCCAACAGAAGGAAGTCCTTCGCTTGGTATTCCCGCAACTCAGCCTGGTGCAGCATGGTTCCATATGATAACTACTGAGCTTCTTAATGCTATAAAAGAACTTGGAGTTACACCTGACAAGAATTCTCTCAATCAACTTGCAACAGCTATCTTAACTTTAAAATTTCCTACTGGGATAGCATTTGAATATTTAAGAGATAAAAACTATTCAAAAAATGACATTGTCTTTACCGACGAACGTCTATATCTCTGTATGGCAAATAACGGTCCTGCCTCATCAGTTGTTAAGCCAGGTACTAACGATTCTGTCTGGCAAAAAATTCCTCTTAAACAGGATGTATTAGCTTTAGTTCCAGATGCCACAACTAGCGTAAAAGGTATTGTTCAGCTAAGTGACAATATTACAGCAGATGCTTCAAGCATTACCAAGGCGGTAACTCCACACGCAATTGTTCAGCAGAATTATGCTAAATCTATCAACGGCGTTAAGCCAGATACATCCGGTAATGTATCCATAACGCGTGTAGATTCGGCCGCATCAGCAGATACAGCAAAATCTGCAACTAAGGCAACTAATGCAGACAAGGCTACTCATGCAAGTACAGCTGACAGTACAACAAATGCCACTCATGCTACAACAGCAGATGAGTCGACTAATACTTATAACTTAAGAGCTACTTCACATGATAACCACTTTGTAAGGTCAGAATGGGATGGTTCATACTTCTGGACTTGGGTTAGAGCTCCTGATGGTGGGTATAGAGCTGTTCTTGTTGAGCGTGCTAAATCAGCTGGTTATGCTGATAGCGCAGGTACAGCTGGCTATGCCTCTCGTTCAGCTAATAACGGTAGCTTCTTTATTAACGGATACGAGGTAAGCGTTGGCTAATGGCAACAATTAAAATCAATTATGGTGGCACTACCTATTCAATGGTAAAAACATCATCAAAGATCACAACTCCCAGCGTTGCTGTTGATGGTGGTTATATACCTTGCTTCAAAGGTGATAGGTTCGCTGAAGTTAAAAGTGGTGACAGAATTTATACATTATCACCTTTAATGGTTAACGGCTATCGCATGGCTTGTGGAAGTAGAATAGCTTTTAATGGTACTGTTTATGTACATATTCCTTATAGACTTACATATATAGGAAGTGCTTCTGGTTCGTCATGGAGATTTGAACTTACCGAAATAAAAAAAGCTTCTACAAATGTAACTGGTTATTCATGTATTCTGAGTAATGTTATTTGGCCATATAGTGAAAGGCATCCAACAGGTTCATTTGGCGGTGGTTTCCCTTCTAATGCTTCAATAACACAAAATCTTATAGCAAATTATACAGTATTTGATTCTAGTCATAATGCTGTTAAAACGGGTGCTATTACTAATAAACTAATTACTATAGACCCTGTAGGAAAGACATCAGGCGAATATGAAGAGAAAATTGCAATATAGGTAATTATATATGGACATTATTTATAAATCAGTTTCTTATTTTGGACAAAAACGAGAGAATTTACACTTTATTGATTTATCTGTTGATGGCAAGAACTACGGAAACTTAATCATAGCGATTAATACAGAATTAGGTGCAAAACTCAATAACTACTGCTTAGAGAAAGAACAGGCGATTAAAGTTGAAGATACAGGTGAAGATTTAGCTTTAATTGCTGTAGGTGGTGATTCTTTACTTTTAAGTATTAAGAATGCTGTATATGTGTACTTTGATACCGTGGCTCAGCAAAAGGGATTTACAGGATACTTAGACTGTTTGGCATCTGCGAACTCAAACGATGAGAACAAAGTCCGTTATTCTCTGATATTTAGCTCATGGATTGATGAGAACTTAGCAATCTTTAATCAGATTTGTGAAGACTACAAAAATGAAAAGATTGACAATCTATCCATTGATTATGTAACAGGAAATTTTACAGATATAAACTGGGATGCCAAAGTAGATAGCAAATTATCTATATTAGAAAATGCTGTGTCTGACTTAGGTGGTGTTATATCTGACATGAATACAGATGACACTACAACCGAAGATGCGATCGCAGAACTAGGATCAATGATTTCAGATATTTATGCTCAATTAGAGGAGTTAAAAAAGAATGGTTAAATTTTATTTAATGCGTATCAATCGTGGAATTATGACTATTGACGAAGTGCCATCTTTATGGCGTGACAAGGTAAAAACACTTTTAAAGGAGACTGAGAAGAAAAAATAATGTACACAAGATTACATGCTGTTAATGGTATTGTTGGCAAGGGCGTTAAGTTCGAGAGAATTAGACGTGTCACTGGCTATCTTGTTGGCACTCTGGACAGGTTCAATGATGCCAAAAAGGCCGAGGTACATGACAGAGTAAAGCACATGCATGCGTAAAAAATAGCCCTCAAGATGGGGGCTATTTGTTACCAACCTTACAAAAAAATCATAACAGCAAATCTGCGCCACCTTTTAAGCACAACTCTACATAATCGCACCAGCGTTGCATAGCATCCCTTCGTAACTCCAAAAAGTCCGTTCTGTTATATGCCAGCTCAACACTAGTACCAACACGATGAGCAAGACACATCTCTGCTATATCATGGTCAATTCTCTCTTCAGCCATCCATGTACGTCCGATACTTCGTATACCGTGTGGCACCAGCACACCCTTCATACCGTGACGACGAAAGAAATTTTCTTGTGCTGCTGTACCTATATGGGAGCCCGGCCTGTCTGGAGAAGTTAAAACGTACTTGCCAAAGCGTGGACGGTTCTCAAGTATCTTCTGCAGTTGTGTACTGATTGGTACAACGTGCATACGCTTCATCTTCATAACGTCAGCCGGTATGGATATGCACTGATTTTTCATATCAATCCACTGCCATTCTAGGGCACAGTATTCACCTGGACGTAATAGGGTATAAAAACCTATCATAATTGCATCCCAAGTAGTTGGTGCCTTGACTGCTTCAAGCCTCAGCTTAGGCAGTATCTCAGACAAATGCGATGGGTGTACGCTTGGTCTGTTATTAAGCTTAGTGGAAGGTCGGGCAAATACTTTATGTATACCCTGAAAGCGCATCGCATCGATACGTCCAGAGTTAATAGCAAACATCTCAACTTCTTTGATATAGCCACAGATGCGCTTAATTGTTTCGAGTTTACCACGGCTCTCAAGCTCCTCTTTGAGTATCTTAATTATCTGAGGAGGAGTAATCACGCTGAAGGGTAACTTGCCGACTTTAGGCAGTATATACTTCTGCATACGCTCATCTATGTCCTGCCAGTTCTTTATGCTCTGTCTTTTCAGATCAAGCCAATCAGCATAAATTCCCTCGAATGTATCATCAACAGTGGTTTTTGATATATTAGTAAGCTGAGCAAGTGCATCTCGTGCATCAGCTAAGCTCATGGCCGGATAATCGCCAAGCTGGCGTGTGATACGTTTACCGTTGACAGACTTGTTTATTCTCCACGTCATGCGCCCATTAGGCGATATACGTATAACCAGGCCATTCTTATCAGTGACCTCGTAGCGCTTGTCTTTTGGCTTTAAAGCGCGCAAAGCTAGTGGTGACAGCATGGGTGTAAAGTTCTCCATGTGGGTGTGTAATTCTCTACACCCATCATACACCCTTGAGGTTTATTAGTTAATATATCACTCATATATCACTGATATATCAATTCAATAACTAGCGATTTTTAAAGAAAATTTTTATTGAAAAAAGAGGATATTTATAAGGGTTTAGAATGGTCATGGCGGTGAGAACGGGATTCGAACCCGTGATACGCGTTAACGTATACACGCTTTCCAGGCGTGCTCCTTCAGCCACTCGGACATCTCACCAAAATTGACCGTATAATTTTACAGTATT